CTCACGCTGGCAAAAGACCGCGGCTTGAGTCAATAATGCAAACCCTGTAACTTTAGAAAGCAAAAAGCAAAATGTTAAATCTCTCATCCGGTGGTGGTAATGGTAATTACATCCGATTCAGCCCACAAGCAAATGCTTGGACAAACAGCCTCGGCGCTGAAATTCAACTGAAGAAAATCGTGTTTGACATCGATGCGGTGCAGACAGGCTGGCTCCAACTTGGTGTCGGCATACGCGACTGGCAACCCGACTCTGAGCTGGGTAAGAAAGGCGCACAGCCCACACCTGACCACAAGCGCGGTTTCATCGTGACCTTTTACAACAAAGAGATCGGGACTTGTGAGTGGTCGTCATCAGGCGTAGGTCCGAACATGGGACTTGAAAAGCTGTACACCGACTGTGCTGGTCAGCGTGCCGCCAATGCAGGCAAGTTGCCTGTACTTGAGTACACAGGCTCTAAGCTAGAGAAGATCGGCAAAGGCACAACACGCATCCCTAACTTCACCATTGTGTCGTGGATTGACAAGCCTGCCGGTATGGGGCAGAGCGATGAGGAGTATGTAGCACAGGCAGTGGTGGCTCCAGCGCCTGCACCTAAAGCTGTTGCTGCACCAGCTCCAGCGCCTGCGAAGACAGTGATGGCTGCCGCCATTGAAGATGATGAAATGTTTTAAGCAGTAGTCAGTAAGTGCCTGGGCGTGAAACCCCAGGCTTTTTTTTCCTCTAAAAAAATGGCAGCATATAAATGCAAGCAGAACAAATAGCCAAGAGCTTGGGCAACGCAAAGAGAGCCAACGGCCAATGGGTTGCAAGTTGCCCAGTGCCGTCCCACGGCAAAGGCAATGGAGACAAGAATCCATCACTGTCAGTACACATAGATGACGAGGGAAAGGTTTTATTCCACTGTCATGGTGGTTGCACTCAGGAGTCAGTATTCCAGACCATCAGAGATATGCAGCTTTTACCCGAATTAGAAGAACGCCCAGACCCACTCGCCAACATCAAGCCATTACCCAAAGTTGAATTCCAACAAGAGTGGCAGTATCAAGACGAGGACAGAGTAACAGTGTTTGTTAAGCACCGGCTGCGCGTAGGGGAGTTTGGAAAAACTTATAGGCTCTACAAAGTTGATAGTGATGGCAAGCGCTACCCTACGCTGGGTGACGCAAGGATCGTCCCCTACAAGCTACCCGAGCTGCTGGACGCGAAGACAGCGGGGCGCATCATCTATCTGGCCGAAGGCGAGAAGGCTGTAGACGCGCTGATGTCACTCGGCGTGGCGGCAACCACAGCCCACAGCGGTGCAGGGCATTGGCCCGAAGCGATAACCGAATATTTCGCTGGCGCTAATGTAGTGATCCTCCCAGACAACGATCTGAGTGGCTGGAGTTACGCACGCAAGGCAGCAGAGGCCATCTTGCCAACTGCCAAGGCAGTCAAGGTCGTAGACCTCGGATTGCAGGGCCTTGGCGATGACGCCTACGAGTTCATTGAGGCAGGCGGCGGCAGGGCAGAGCTGGCTGCACTGGTCAAGGCAGCGCCAAAGATCACTAGTGTCGATGATGTAACGATACCCGAAAGACTACAGGCGTTTATAGCATCAAGTACAAAAACAGACGAAATCTATATACATCAAGAATCTCATGTACAGAAACAGGCAGATATTGCACATGAGTTTGCAGCAGACCCAAAGCAACAGATTGAAGCACCAGCACCAAAACCAACTAAGACCATCAAGATTGAATCATGGGATGACATACAGGACGAGCCAGTCGAGTGGCTGATTGAGGGAGTCATACCGCAAGGCAGTTTCACAGCGCTTTATGGACCGCCAGGATCATTCAAGTCGTTCATAGCCCTAGACATTGCCGAGGCCATAGCCACAGGGCGCAGTTGGATGGGAAGGTCAGTTAAGCAGACAGGCGCGGTGCTGTACTTGGCCGGCGAGGGCTTTGGCGGTATCGGCGCACGCATCAAAGCCTGCAAGATCCACCACCAGACAGAGGATGGAGCACCAATTTACATAGTCAGACATCAGCTCAACCTCAGATCAAGCGCCGAGGACTTCAACGCACTGATGCTGGCAGTGGTGCAACTGGTGGAGCAGACAGGCATGGAGTTTCAATTAGCCATCGTAGACACCTTGGCTAGAGCATTTGGCGGCGGTAATGAGAACTCCAGCGAAGACATGGGTGCATTCATCACGGCCATGGGCAAGGTTCAAGAATTCCTCAACTGCGCCTTGATGGTGCTGCACCACAGCGGTAAGGACGCCGCCAAAGGACTGCGCGGCCATTCCTCACTGCTTGGCGCGGTGGACACAGAGCTGGAATTGCTCAGATTTGACGAGCAGCTCAAGGGCGTGATCACCATCAGCAAGCAAAAGGATGGCGCCGACAACGAGAGATTCGGCTTTGAGATGGTAGAGGTACAGATCAGGCCAGCGGGCTTGGGACTGACAGAGGCAGTGGTCAGTTTGGCGGTGCAGGCCAGCGACTCAGCCGTCAACGAGGCATTAAGTGGCGGCAAAGGTAATGCTGGCGCAGGCAGGAATCAGCGTCTTGAGATGTCCTGCTTGGAGACTGTCGTTAAAAATAAAGGAAGCATAAAGTTTATAGATGGACTTCAGCGAATGGCCGTTGATTTAGAAGATTGGCGTCAGGAATTGAGGTCAAGAATGGGCATTGATGAGACAAGCGATGGCAAGTTTAAGACCGCATGGAGCCGCGCAAAGAAGCGCTTGGTGGAGTCAAAAGAGATCGGGATTAAGGACAGATTGGTGTGGTTACAGCACGCTGCAAAAGATACAAATGCGTTCTAAAAAGGCGCGTTTGTAACTTGTAACCTCGAAAAAGGTTACAAAGTACCGAATAGGTTTAGAAACAACACCATGAATACAAAGAACATCGTACAGAAAATAGAGCATTTGATGAAATCATGCTTTTATGTGGTTACAAGAGGTGACAAATGGTTACAAACAGATACAAACGATGTGCAAGGTGGTTACAGTTACAAATCGAGAGTCTAGAAGACTCGATGATATGTAACCTAACCGCCATCCGAAACTAAAAGGAATGATGATGGCAACGAAAGCAAAAATGAGAACAGCAAGACAACATCCAGTGGTGCAGACACCAAGTCCAAAGGCAGATCCTTGGACAATTCACGTTCAATCAAAACTGGTGGAATTGGAGTCGGTCAAAGCCGCCAGTGATAGGAAATGGGGAGAAAACCGACTGTGTACTTTGGTAAACAGTGAGGTGAGGGAGAAATTCTGGCTACAGAACACAAGATTGCATCAAGCGATGGCGGCCAGAGATCAGGCGAAGTTTGATTCCAGCGTGGCGGGAATGATCAGGGCGTATGCCGCGTTGGATCAGATGGCGACAGATGATGGCTGCGAGCCAGCCGATACAGGTATACCGAGGATTGAGTGGGAAATGCAAAATGGTCAGACGATGGTCATTGTGCGAACAGTCAATGATGCAGTGGCCATACAGAAGTCGCGCCAAGAAATATCCAACCATCACATCTGGTCGATGCAGGAACTCGAAGCACTGCTGGCCGATCCAAGGATGCAGGAGGTGATCAAGATCAAGGCGCTATTTCCAACAGCTCAATTGACAAGTTTCAAACCGACTTCACAATTCAAGCCTGGCGGTGCAACAGGCTTTGATGACTTTGTCGATGACCTTACTTTCAGCGACAATGACACCATGGATTACAAGTTCAACTCCAAACAAGCAGAGAGGTTCAGAGATGGATGAAATCAGGCGATTTGCGGCATTTATGCGCGAAAAGGTACTGGACATAGTCCAGCGCGTTAAAACAGCTTTAAAGCGGGGTTAAGCATGGCTGGGACACCAAAGCGCAGAAAGGATGTCGATTTTCTCAACGATATGCCAGAGGAAATGATTTTCAGCATGGTGGAAAGCGGCAAAAGCATTGCAGACATATGCATCGACTTGGGCATAGGTAAGCGTGCGCTAGACGATTGGATTGAGGAAAACGATCACAGTGCTATGATTACGC